GTATAGAAACCTTCCGTTAGTGGCATGTTACCGGTTACGTTATAAGTATTCCCGCCGGCCGAACCGCCGCTGCCGAAATCCTCCCACTTTTCGACATTTTCAAAATCCGTGTCCGGATTACCTCTAAATTGCTTCGTCACCCAGCCGTCGGCAGTAAGGAACGAAAGGATCACGCCGTTTTTCCGGACATTGTTAATCTTATCCGCCGTTTTCAATGCTGTAAACACTCCCGACAGGTCACTATAGACGGTACCGGCGTTCAAAAAGTTGTTCACGTTGGTAAAGGTTGAAACCTGGAGTCCGGCCGTCTGCTGCAACTCCTGTTTTATTTTGTCACGGTCTACCTGCAACGTGCTTATGTCCTCGGAACAACTGGAAATATCCTGGGATAAACTTTTCAGCTTTCCCCAAAGAGAACCGTCTTCGCTCTGTGAACCGTCTTCGCTGCCAATACGGGTGTTAATATCAGCCAGCAATGCGGCAAGCGAATCACTATCTTTAAGCCCGTTCAGAAAATTAAGAATTTCGTTAAAGTTGTCGATTGCCTGGGAGGCATTATTACCGACAAGCCGGTCGATACGTAAAGATACGGCGTCTATAGCCTTCTGTAATGCAGCATCGGCGGCAATGCGTGCGGCTTCCTCTTCCAGAACTTCCTCACCCTGGGAAACCTTTTTCAGGTTTACGTTTAAAAAGTCAAGAACCGCCGCCACCATTTGGTTAGTAACGCTTCCCGCGTCTTCCGCGGTTTCAATGACTATAATAAGATCATCGATATACTCCTGTGTTGCCATATAGATACATTAATTAAATTGTTTGCTGAACTCTTTGGAATGAACGCCCGGTTTCCGGTAGCCGCTTTCCGTAATTTCTCCGGTCCAGTTGGATTCCTTCTCGGCAAACGTGAGCTTTAACGTCACGTTCTGCGGCGCGTCAGGGCGGACACGATAAGAAAACTCTTCCGCCGAAGGAATTACCTTGATCTCTTCCTGACCGTAACCAGACAGGTAGACATTATCAGAGGAAAGCAGATCAAGAAGAAAGCGTATTTCCTGCGGGCGTTTGAATCCCGTCTTAATCGTTATAGCTTCCTGTATCTCCGTCCGTATGCGATCCGAATAATAATCATCGGTAATTTCATCGTAACGCCGGAAAACAGCGTCTTCGTCTTCATCCATGCTGGGAGTTACGCTTGCCTCGCCTTCCAGGGAAAACACTTCGTAAGTCCCGTAACTGTTCAGGAACCGGAGCCGGTAACGCTCGCGAACCGTCGGGCTTTGTTCGATCCCGATCCGGAGAGCAAACGTATCACCGCTATACACGTCAAAAAGGTTAGCCAGTACCCCGTAATCGGTAAAGAATTTAAGTCTTACGGCCTCCAGGTTCAAGGCGTAGAAATTCCCTGCCGTACCTGGTACTGCAAGGCTTTGACCGGTAAGAAGTTCCGTTATTTTCAGTTCGTGTCCCGGATAGATGAAACAGAGCGGGTAAAGTTCCGTCTCGCGCATCGTTATACGCCAGTCATTGCTCCGGGTGGTAAAAAAGAAATTGCAGGATTCATTCAAGAACTTCAAAGAAAATATATCAGTCCCCATATTTCGAAGACGTTTAAACTCTTTCTTGGAAATTCCCCCTTTCCAAGCTGTAAAAGACAGGTTATCCTCTTCTTCCCCCTCATTAACCACATGGATAGTTACTTTGGCCGACAAACCGGAAACTGCAAGTAAATGCTCCGTATTGTCCGGTAAAATCTGTGTACTTGCTATTCCGGTTTCGACAACCTCGGCTATATTAACACAAAATTCCCCGATTCCGTTTCCTTTGAAAATTTCCTCATTATTCATTCTGATACTGTATGTTGCCATAGAATAGGATGATACAGACAGAAAAATAGGATTACGCGTAAAAGCATTTCCCGTCGGATATATATTCACCTTTAAGGCTTCGTCGCTGGCACTCATTATATTGCTATTTTGGTTACGATAAAACTTCCGATTAACTCATGCTGCGCCTCCAGAGAGGATATAAAGCGATCCCTGGCAGCCGAAGGATTTACCATAAACTTATAAAAGTCCGTAAGCCGGCCCGTATGGTTTTCCTTCCAGAAATTATAAAGCTCCGTTACCTGTATGGTGCACGGGGCAAGTACGATGTTATTCTGCTTTTCCATGGTGCAAAAGTTGGGTTTATGAAAGGAAGAATAAAGGACGGAATTAACCGGAATATACAATAGAGATGAACTCCCCTATATACGAAAGGGTATATGTATGGTCAAAAGTTCCGGTAGTTGCTTCCGGATCATCTTGTATATAATTTATATTCACTCTTAACTGGAACTGATAATTCCGTGTTAACGTATCATTTTCAGAAGTGGGCGGATTTTCTATTATATAATCATCCGTACCGGGATTTATAAAACCGTCCGTTATGGTCCAAAAACGGTCATCAACAATGGTATATCCCGAATTTCTAAAATCATCCAATATTTCCTGCTTTTTATTTTTTTGTACTTCCGCCTGGGTATTACGAACCAGTTTCCAAACATATAAAGTACTGCCGAAATCTTTAATATAATGTTCTTCATCAAGATTTAAGGGAGCTATTAACCGAAGTGTTCTCAGTGTCAGATCAACAGGTACATTCTTATTCGCTGGAAGTGAATAAGAAAATCCGTCAAAAAGCAAATACTGGCCCCGCAGGGCTACAGGTGTCAATATATCCATACCCATAAGCTGGTGGACCGGTAACAGAACATTCGCTTCTACCTGGTTGAAAGAGTGTCTTATTATAGCATCATATTTTTTCCAGAAGTTTATAAACAGACCGTTTTTATATTGAAACAAAAGTGATATCGTATGTTTACTTCCGTCTTTTAATACGACTTCCTCACCCTCGGAAGTATAGGGTAGTACGGAACCGAAAGGATATTTACTATTCTGTGAGGATGTAAAAGCAAACACAAACGATAAGGGCGTTTCTACTTTTTCCGAATCTTCATCATCATTATTGGAGGATGTTTTAAGATATGTATAACGGTGAACGTAATCGGCCAGATATTGAGGGGAAAGAATATCATTCGGGGCAAAATCCATTGGAACGCATTCGTCGTCGCTGGTTAATTCGTTATCTTCGATATTGTCAGTCTTCCGATCCCAGGAAAAAAAACTCGATGAAGAATAAGTAAGACGCTTGTTGTCTTCATCCCATTTAAACCACCGCCCCGTTGTTTCCTCATAATTTAGATGTATCACCCTTTTACTAATGTCAACTTTTGCCAGTCTAGCCACTTCCTGATCCTTTAAATAGTCTTCAAACCGTTCAACAGAGGGAGCCGCACCGGTAAAGGAAGTCTTGGCCGATAACTTCATTTGCCGGGCCGTTTCGTAAGTTATTAAAGGTTCGTCCGTCAGGCTACGGGACAAATCAATGTCCGGAACATCATCCACAATATCCCGGATCAGTCTTAACGTGGCTGTTTTCGTATCGGAAGAAACATTATAAACCAGTCCGAAACGCACATGCAAGGCGTTTAAAAAGTCCTCTACTGTGCAATCCGGCATCAAATCGGCATAAGAAAGTTTTCCTTTAACACAACAGTCGGCAGCATTATTCAATATTACCAGGTTAGAAAGTTCCTTGTTCGTCTTAAAAGGATTTTCGGTTATGGTATACCCAAATTCGGAAAAAACAAGTTCCAGCACACGCCATACATATAAAAAAGCCGTTACGCCGTAACCTTCCGGAAGTGTAACGGCAGTCGGAGTACCATTTACCAAAAAAGTTTCTGTTCTTGCTTGGTAACGTAAACGATAAACTTTACTTCCTTCTGATACAGGTGTGATATAGTTCAAGTATTTAGGGTAAAACTGATTATCTTTCGAATCGTTACCGGTCATAATCTGAAATACGGCATAATCAGTCTGATAACCTCCTAAAACTTGTTGCAAATGTGCGCAAAGAGAATTAACGCTGTTATACTCCTTCACTGGTAATGTAATAGCATTTAATTTTTTTGCTTTCCATGCGCTGTAGGCTTCCGAATTGTCAAAGCCGATGTTAAGGGTAATACCTTCTTTTTTACCGGCGGAAACAATATTTATCTTCCCGGTACGTTTATATGCTCCGTCCAATATCGTACATGCCTGATCTTCATTCATCGGCTTTATACCCATGTCGAGCCGGTGGGCAAAACCGGTTATCCCTGCATTGTTGGCAGTGACGGGAACCGTGACCGGTACGGTTTGTGATCCCCGGTCGTTCATGACGGGGGATTTCTCGTCAATCTGTACGGTAAAGTCACCCCCTAAATCCAGATAACCTTTGTTCGTCTTAATCTTTAGCATAATGATTACTTATTTTCCGCGTGTAAAGGTGTCGCGGGCGTTATCTATAGTTTCTTTGGCCTTCTCCAAATCCTGATAAACGATATAGGCCTTTATCAATTTGATAGCCTCACAGGAGGCGCGAAGCTCCTTTGCTGCTTCCAGGAACTCCCGGTAGGAAGAATCACCTGCAGGGGAAGTGACGTAACCGCCTTCCGCATATTCACCCGGATTCTGTGGTAACGGGTTGGCATTGGTACGTTGCCGCCTGATCGCTTCGATAGTACTAACGGCGTCGATTACTTTAGGATTATTCATTTCCGGTTGTGGTACCACATATTCCCCCTTATGAACTACGCCGGCCACTTCATAACGTCCACCGGAACCGGTGTAACCGCCTTCATAATACCCGCTTCCAGAAGAACCGGAAACAACACGTTCAGCCGTGGCAGTCTTGCTGCCGGTAGTGTTTTTCAAGGACATGTTTTTAATCCTGTCCCGTTCTGCTTTGGCCGATGCAAGCTGGGCCACACCGGTAGCCGCAAGCATTACTGCAGCAACGGTTCCGGCGATCGGCCCGAGGTCCGCGTACGCCTTCATAATCGAAACGGCCGTATCTGCTATGATCTGGGAACACTTGATAGCAAAGTTTACATCCGCATACTTCTTTTGAATTTCCAGTTTCTTATTTTCCTTCTCTTCTTCCAGAGCGGCAGTATCTTCCCCGTTGTTCTCGGCTTCCTGTATGAGAACATCGTATTTTGCTTCCACCTGGTCGATTTCGGCCTGTTGAATAGCTTCCACCATGGAAGAGGAAAGGCCGGAATAATAGTCAAAGTATTTTTTAGCGTTATTCATCTGCATTTGCAGCTTTTTACGCTGGTATGTCTTTTCGTCTATTAATTCCTGATCGTGCAGATTCTTTAACAGGGCCAGTTCATTCTGGTATTCCTGTGCCCATGATACGCCGATCTGGGATTGAATCTGATATAAACTATTCTGATAATCAAATTCAAGCTGGCTAATTTCCTGCTGTTTCTGTTTCTCCAAACCAACGGTAGAAATCCCCGCCTGTCTCGCTATCTCAATTATGGCATTATAAGTCGTTTCTACATCCTGAACCTGCTTCCGGTGTGCCTCCTGCATACCGGTTATTCCTATCGGAACGGAAGTTATTTCACGTACTTTTTGAGCAATGGCCGCCTGGTCACGTAGTAGCTGCATCTCGGTTTCACGCACGGCGTCGGCGGCTTCCGTAACAGTATCTATACGTTTTTGTTTACTGGTGATCTCCAGGGCGTTTACATCATCCAGGTAAGTACGGTTTATCTCCAGGAGTTCTGCAGCGTGCTCCGCTTCAACTTTCAACATATAGGCGTCGGCGGCTTCCTGCGTGATACTCCGGTTTAATACCGCTTTTTCTATGGTGTCCTTCTGGACGTTGTAATAGGCGGTTTCAATCTTTAACCGTTCGTCCCGTTTCTCCTGTACCAGTTTTATACGGGCGTCCTCCTGCTTGCCGGTTTCCGTAAAAATGGCCGTCTGTGCTTCTGTTTCGAGCTTGTGGATTTCATCGAGTAACTTCTTCTTCTGGACCGGCGTTTTTGCTTCCAGCTTCTGGAGTGCGTCGATACGTTCCCGGTAATAGCGAAGGTTTTCCGCTGTTCCTTCGAGAATGTATTGGGCTTCCGTCTTATTTTCCTTTTCCCGGTTCTCTTTGATTAGAAGCATACGTTTTTCATGCTCGATCTCCAGAGGTTTTAATGTAGCGTCCGTTTCTGTATTTTTATACTCCCCGGCTTCTGCTTTCTTTTTGACCTTCCCCAGTTCGTTTAAACGTTTTATTTCGGTGTCGATACGTTCTATTTCCTTGTTTTTTTTGGCGATATTCGCTTCGCTGTCTTCCGCCCACTGTTCCTGAACCTTTTTCTTTTCGGCCTCCAGTTTCTTTATAAGGGATGTTTCAGTATTTATATTTTCTTTATTGGTTCCGGTTAATGAAGTAGCCGTCGCCTCTGTTTTTAAGATATCATTATTGATCTGGGCGATTGCTGATTCTATACCGGCCAAATCCTTCTGTGTTGTTTGTAGAGCTTTCAACTGGTTAGCCTCTTTTTCTGTACCAAATAAACGGCTTATTTTAGCGGTAAGACTGTTCCGGTTATATCCTGACAATGTATTTTGCTGGCGGGTGTCCCAGTAAGCGTCACTTTGCTCTGATTCCTGGCTTTCAAGATTCCTTTTTTTCTTGTACAATTCTTCCAGTTCCTCCTGGTAAGCTTTCAACTTGATTTGTTTTTCCAAGGAAACTAAATATTGATCTATGGCCTCCTTGTTGTTGTTTATGAGCCTGCCTTCTTCATCCAATTCCGCATTATAATCCGGTATCAGTTCTTTTAATTCTGCGAGCCTTTGTTTACGGGTGTAGTTGGAAAGGTTCTCATCATTGATAGCAGCTACAAGAGTTTTTATTTTTGCTTCCTGGCTGGAATATTCTTCATTCACTTTCTTTACGACTTCCTGGTGGGCCTTCATCGCCGCCGAAGCCTGTTCCGTCTTCTTTGCAAGCTGGTAGATAGCAACACCGGCTGCCACGAGTAACGCGAGCAGGGCCGTATATGGATTCTTCAAAAGTTCGATCCTCATTAACCGAAGTGCAGCGGTACATCTGGTAGTATTCTTGTGTAATAGTGCCTGGGCTGCCGCATAAGTCAGAGTAGCCGCCCGGCTGATATAAAGCTGTACGGCGTGCGCTTTCTCTGCAACGACCGAAGCAAGGGTCGCCGTTTTAAAACGGGCGTGCCACATGGTAGCGATTTTCAGTCCTCCATAGTAAGAAACCAAATAAGCGGTAACGGTATAAGTGACAACACCCCATTTATTAAACATGTCAATCATACCTCCCACACCTTCCACCATAAGCGTAACAAGGTCTATTAAATCCCGGAGAATACCCTTTGATTCATAGAAACGTAAAACGACCCCTTCGATAGTTGAACTTAGCCGGTTTAATACACCTTGAACGTTATCACCCATTTCTTCGGACATAGCATTAAAGGCATCTTCTGCACCTGTCACCGCGTCGTAAAGTGCCAGCACGGTATCGGTACCATTAAGGAAAGTGTTAAACGCTGCAACGGAACGTTTATCGGTCAGTTCAAGGGCCTTGTTCAAGTCTATTCCTTCACTGTTCAGTTTTTTAAGTCCCTTTATCAGATCATCCAGGTTATTAACCGGACCGCCAAGAGCAAGCGCGAGTTTACCGCTACTGTCAGCCAGGTTAAGCAAAATATTACGTGTTGCCGTCGCTGCCGATGAAGCATCGAAACCGCTGTTTGCCAAAGCTCCCAAAAGGGCGGTCGTTTCCTCGATTGTGAATCCGAAAGAATTAGCAACCGGGCCGACGGTAGACATTGCACTATTCAGATATTCAAAATTCAAGGCCGAAGACGTTGTACCTATTGCCATGGTAGAAAGTGCCCGTTCCGTATCTTCCGCATCAAGGTTGAAAATACGCAATGTTGCACCGGCAAGCGTAGTAGCCGAGGCAAGATCCGTGTCCACCGCCTTAGCGAATTTCAGTACGGAAGGCGTCATCGCTTTAATATCCTCTTTGAAAAATCCCAGCTTGGCAAGCTCTATCTGAAGTTCCGTTACCTGTGCGGCCGTATAAGAAGTAGTAGCACCCAGCCGGCGCGCTTCATCCGTTAAATCTTTAATACTCTTTTTCGTAGTTCCCAGGATAGCGGCCAAAGTACTGTTTTTCTTCTCAAACTCTATAATAGTACTGATCGCATCCCTTAGCCCGCCGATAATCTGCCCAGTTATCATTGCGCCGATAGTGACAAACACACCGGCCAGAACCGTTTTTATCTTATTCAGGGAAAGAAGGGAGCCGCCGAAACCTTCCGCCTTTTTCGTGGCCTGCCCGTATGCTTTTTCAACTTCTTTCAGTTCCTTCTCCAGGGCGGCATATTTTTCCGGCTGCAAAGACTTCACCGTATCGCGAAGCTCTTTCCGCAAGGCGTTTGCCTTCCTTGCCAGCTGGTTGGCACTCATGGTGGTTTTATCCAGCCGTTTCTCACATTCGGCAATCTTCTTGTTATTCTCGCCGATCGTCTTATTATTTTCTTTCAGTTGATCATCAAGCCTTTTCCATTGCTTACCGCCAGCTTTTCCGGTGGCGATTAAATCGGTCATAGCCTTTTTAATCTCCTTATTGCTATCCCGGAGCTCCTTGTTCTTTTCTGAAAGATTATGTATTTCCTTCTGCGCATCGGAGGCGTTCAGGGTTAACACCCATTCGATATAGTCAGGTTTTAATTTTGCCATAAGAGTAAATTTTATAAGGCAAAATTATCCTGGTGTAAAGTGGCGGAAAAGGACATAAAAAAAGCCCGTAGAACCATTCTACAGGCTTATTATACTAAGAAGAAAGTATTTTATCTCTTAAATGTAAAATCCGAAGGATCAAAATATCCTTTATCCTTAATTGTTGCTCGATCAAACATCCGGCAAACGTACCAAGTTAAAGGTACTGATATAAGAGGCGTCACAATAAAGGAAAGAAAGGCAAAAGCAAGCCACCCGGATAAAGTAGCCGGTTTATGCTTACATCCTACGAAAAAAGCTATTACCAGGAAAAAGCCGATCAGAAATAAAATATCTTCATATGTCATATAATTACTATAAGATACAAGTAATAAATAATTGGAAATAAGCCCGCCCGAATTGGGCCGGGCTTAATTGATATATCATTTCTCACGAAATAATACATCGGGTGTATTAAGTTCTTTTTTATGAAGTATAATAGAAACCTTATAACAGGTTGTATTATCAAAATTGAGCGGAAACTAATTCATTTCCTATTTTCTTTATTGCTATCCTTATTTTATCATACTGTTTTTCACCGACATTCGCCACTCCGGACGCATACTGACGCATAAGAGACGGATTTATACCAGCAACCTCTGCTATCTTTGAAATATTGAGAAATGAAAAATAATTAAAGAATGATTGTAGATCATATTTATAAGAAAATTCCAATACTGGAACCTCCTTGCCTTCTTCCGCTAACATCTCTTTTATTTCCTCGTATGATTTCAGAAAATCAGCCTTAGCCGCTTCCGCTGTATCTCCGTAGCCAGCCAATCCAAAATCCGGTAACTCTTCTTCCATAAAACAGGAATAATAACCGTCTTTCGCACGTTCAAACAAAACATTCACTTTCATACTATTTATTTTTTAAATGTGGCAGGCAATATTACCTGCCACTATCGCACCTAAAAGTCTTAAATTATGAAGTAAAGAAGTGCGGGGATTAAATCCCCAGCACTTTTCTTGCGTTACGTTCTATGTGAAGAGAAACCTCTTTAGACCCATGACGAGGTATCGAAAACTTTTTGCCAGTCTTGGGACTGAACCAAACATCGTGTTCTCCGCCATGTCTCACAACGTAACAACCTGCCGCCTTTAATTCGGCGTAAAGTTGATTGTACTTCATAAAATAAAAGAACTTTTAAATACAGTGCAAATATAGCAAATTTGCAATAACCATACAAATAATATAAATACATTTATTGCGAATTTGCTATATTTTAACATCGTAATATAAAGAATGAACTTGGGAAGGTAACAACACACTTACTTTAGCGAACTGGCAAACATTTCTTTTACCCTTTCCCTTACATAGTCCTGATATTCATATTTAACCTTTCCAAGTGTATCATGATACAGAATCCCGTATATCTGCCGGTTATAAATCTGGTAATTACCGTGTCTCTTCATATCCAGGAAGCGAGTATATAATGGAAGGTTAGAACGGGCGATTACCCCCTCGCCGTCTGGAATGACCGAATAATTCGGGTTCTGCAATGCGGCCATTAATGCACCGGACCGCCCTTGTACAAGTGTTCCATATCCTTGTACCTTCTTCCGCGCACGGCCTTTCTGGTAAATCCGTTTGGTAGCGATATCCAGTTGGGCTTGAAAAATGTCCTGTATTCCACGCCCGATCCGGTCGGTAAAGAAATCCGTTTTAAAATTCTCGGCCATTCAGTTATTCATTTTTTGAAAATCCGGTAATAATGTGCCTTTCCCCGGATTTGTCTTTAACAGTTTCATTTTTCTTGTTTGAGGCATATTTATATTTCCAATAGGTACACAACGCATCATTTACACCTATTGTAATAATACCTACTATGACAGTTAACCAGAACCACGCAAAAGCATCCATTAGCATCTTGTTTTAAATGAGAAAGCCAGGCTCCACCCTGCAAACGTCCTGTAAAAGCCGGATTCCGGAAGAGTGGAAAGGCTGGTTAAATCCAGTTCCTTAGTGACAGGGCAACCAGTGGCAGAATCCTCTATCAGCATTTGTTTGATACGCTCCATAACCGGCTGCACCTCTTCGATAGTCTCATAAGCCCCTTTTCGTTGGGGATCGTATTTGCTCATAAGGAAAATAACGCATAAATTATTTTCTCTCACATTGTCAGCCGAAAGGCTGGCACCCGTTCCCGACGGGATCAGAATAAAGAGCACCGGACATTCTTCTTTAGATAGTCCCTGTATCGTCTTACTCATTTCCTCGTCAATGGTAACGGGCAGCACCTTCTTTATTTCAGGAATACGTTTTTGCACGCCTTCCCAGTATTCACGGTAAACCTTTATATTTATCATATCGTCAATCCCTGATAACGTTTCGCTTCCCATTCACGGCGGGTAACAAGCCCCGGAAGAATCTTACCGCCCCCGTATATCCACTTTTTAAACTCTGCCGGTATGGATGAATCATACGCATCTGCTCTGATCTTCTTATAAAGCGTTGATTTCTTGAATTTTCCGATACCGACATTGAAGCAAAAGCTTACTACCGCGTCAAACTGGTACTGTCCCAAATGAAGGGGAAGCGCGTTCACCTGGTTTTCTACCGTCCTGATATCCGATTCAAAGAAAGTGTCGGCCTGGGCCTCGGTGATAACATCACCCAGTTTTATACCGGTCGTATGACCGTAACCGATCGTACATACTCCCGCGGCACATACATACGCTTTCAGGCGTAACCCCTCGAATTTCTTGATCTTGTTTTTTGTTCCTGTTGTCGTTCTCATTTTTTGTTACGTTTTTGGTGCAAATACTCAAACTTACATTTATACAGATAAAGCAATACATCCCAAAAGGGCGTATCGTCCACCTCTTTTTTATTACCGAATACACCGGAAGCCGCCACCTCAAAGACTATCCCGGTCCAGCCGGTTTTATCGTCCGCCTTCCGGTCCTCGGATGCCAGCTTCTGAAACAATATCCGAAAGTCGATAGCTTCACCACCGATATAAACCGGTCCGGAAAGAACCATTTCCCAAACGGCGGAAAAGAAGTTTACCGCATGAATGGCAAGCAAGGAAGGAACGGCCGGTGTCTTCTCCGGGTCCTTATACCGGTAAAGCTTTAACGTGATATCCTGGAAGATTTCATTTATAGCCGGATCGTCTTTTTCTGCCGCCGCCTGCTTGCTTTGCTGCAACAAATCCAGGCAATCACAAAAGTTACCGAAAGTAAGACCGTTCAGCATGTCACCGACGCCATGCCAGCCCCCGAAATCCTGCATCAGGTTACGACCGGTTTTCAGAATGGGCGTAACGATCCGCTCGCCCTCCTTACCGGTTGTATAAGAGAAAAAGCCGTCCAGCTTTTCCAGTTGGCCGTCCAGCTCCCGGATGATCTCACGCTGGTACATGGTGTAATCCGCTTTCATGCCCAGAAGGAAAGAAAGCCATTTTACGCGGAACTGTCCGGGGCTGATCGTACCGCGGTTCATCAGTACCGACAATATAAGAAACTGCCGGTACTGCTCACTGCTGACTTCATCCAGGCAGGAAGGAACCTCCGCCGTCTTACTATTATATGTAAACTTCTCCATGTCCGGACATTAAAAGGTTATTCCTTTGGATTGTACGGTAACACCCGGTATATAGTAATCCACCATTTCCGACTGCGCATCCAGTTCCCTGATGATATCCTGCAATACATCCAGGTAAGCCGCCGCGTCCTGCTCCAGACTGTTAGCAACCGATTGCCGGGCCTCTTTTTCCGCCCGCAATTTATCCCGTACGGTTGTGCTCTGCTGTACCTGTACGATTCCATTGGGTAGAACTTCCACCGGTAAACGTTCAACGGCCTTTTTTATGGTGAGAAGTGCAAGCGGGCGGCGTACATACTCCAGCAATTTCTCTGTTAAAACGGTATCGCCTTCAATCAGTTTGTTATAACGGTTCCGGGTGATAACAGGTATTATCTGCCCGTCCTGGACTTCCCGAATCATAGGAATAAGCACCAGAAAAAGCCGGTGACTTCCGATATTGTAATATTCATCGAACGTTTCTTTATTCTGAATAAGAAGCCGGTTTATAGCCTTTTTCTTAATGCCGTTCATCCAGAAATCAAACTTTTCGCGGTCCATTAGCTCCACTAACGCGTCTACGGCTTCATAAGCCAGGTTTCGGATATTCTCTTCATCCTTGAACTCCTGTAAGGCAGTCATACCCGTTTCATTCTCTCCAAGGTGTTTGCCACGTCCGGCCGTTCCGTGTTGTGCGTCCAAAGTGGGAATGACCTTTAACCAGGTAAACATCGCTACCGCCTGCTGCATCAGCCGCAAAGTTTCCGCCATGCCGTCCGCTTCCGTAGCGTCCGCATGATCTTCACGGTAATACTTATCTACCGCATCTATAGGTTCCGCACCGATGATAGCCTGTAAATCCCGAATACCCAGCGGTAAGATAGGTTCCCACTTGGTAAAATCAAGATCATTATCGATCAATCCCAGAACACGGACTATTTCACCGGCACCGTCACCGCCTTTATTAAATAACTTCGTCATTTGCTCGGTCTCTTTTTAGTGTATATGGTTTCCAATTATCAAAATCTTTCGTGAAATTGTTTATTTCATCGTAGAACTCCTTATAAAAGCGGGCCAGCCCGGTATCTATCGTTATACAGGTCTGCTCCGTACGCGGATTGGTGTTTATATTGGCCGAGCTTTCTATTACAAAATCAAAAGCGTTACCAAAACCGGCCATTACTTTAGCATGGTTACGGAAAATACAGACACGTGATCCGAAACGTTCCGCCACCTTCTTTAGGTATAAATAAACATCCGCGTAGGAACCTTGAAAGATTTCACCTACATAAAAATCCGCGCGCCCTATGTCTTTTCTCTCCAGCCATTTCTCCACCTCCTTAACATCGGTAATTGCCATACACCAGGTAGAAATTAGAACATATTCCACCGGTTGTTGCTTCACGATCACACGAAGATAAGTAAGGCTATCAACGTCCCCATGACTGATACAGTGATAAGACGCCCCTTTCTCAAAATGCCAGGGCAAACACTCTTCCAGGTGCAGCTCCGATTTTATCCGCCGGTCAAAATGAACGTTTTTCGTCCGGCGGGCCTTTATATGCTTGTCCGGGGTGTTATCGGCACGGTTCTCTTCCGGTTGCCGATCGCTTACCGGTTCTTCCGGTACATCTTCCGGTTTCGGTGTGAAAAACAGACTACGCATTTTCTTTCATACGGTTAGAGGGTGAAATGTTCTGTTCCGCTTCCACTATGGTACGATAAAGCCCTACTTTCGTAGCGGTACCCGGAAAGTTGGCATTAATATACTGCTGTAACGGTTTACAAAGGATCATGTCCGGAATAGCCGTTTCGGAAGCGTTATACACTTTCAGGCTGTATAATTTCTCTGATCCGGAAGAAAGCTTGTTTTCTATAATCAGGTTTGAAAGTACCGGATCAAGACCGAAGCCGGAGGTGGCGGCAGCGTCCGCCTTATTTGATATCTTAATTTGGGCGTCCACATAATCCTTTATCTTCTTATCCAGTGGTTCCACCGTCCAGCCCTCAAAGTTATTCGCTTCCGGATTCCAGAATTTAGTCGTGTGCATGTATTTCCCGGCGTTCTGCCTTCCGGTAATGTTGGAGGCGAATTTCTCCATAGCTTCGTCCTTGAAATCTTCCAGCATCTGGGCCGTGTATTTCTCGCCCATACGCTCACAAACCTGTTTTATACGTGCTTCCGCGCGGTCCCAGTAAGACTGCGGCGATTCGATATGTAGGGAAATAGCCGAAGCGTTTTCGTTATAGGCGATTAGGATAGCGGCCAGACCGCCGGCAAGCTCCAGCCAGTCAAGCGCACCCAGAAAACGCGGCGTACTCATGAAATCCTTGCAAAAGGAATAGATATTATAGTATTTCACAGAAACCGGATATTTGAACGGGTGGGCCGGATCAAAGACTGGGTAACGGTAAGTATAAGCCGGATCAGGATAAGGAAAGTCGCCCACAAGTACTTCCTGCGGTTCATCCTCGCCGTCGGGAGGATATACCAGGCGGGCCTTCTGATAGGGAATATGTTCCAGCCGTACCAAACGCCCGGGATTGCCCACACGCGGCGCACGGTTCCGGACAAACTTTATAAAAAAGCCCTGCATGTGTGTTAAGTCTACGAGTGAGCGGTGAAGAACCGTCGTGTAATCCCACGACTCCAGATCGGCGGTTATTTCCGGATCGAGTTTCCAACGCCGGTAAAAACGGTTATTCTCTTCGTCGATTGCATCCTCATACAGCCGCGGGCCTTCTCCCCACTGTAAACCGGCTATTTTACCCATAATACCTTCACCGGCGTAGAATTTATCCAGCAAACGCATGACCTCGCCCGGCATGTCGTTATTATCACCCATGGGAACGATAAAGGTACCGTTTACGCTGATCTTCCGCGAAAAGAAAGCCCCCCGCCGGTTTAACTGGATGCTGGAAGGTTCCCAACCTTTACCGCGGCCACCGATAGAAAAAGAGATCAAACCCTTGTCACTGCCGGTATCTATAATTCCAAAGTTACCACTTCGTCTTATTTCCATAATCTTAAATCGTTATTCTTTTCCCGTTGAACTCCATTACCAAACATTCCCAGCAATTCAGCGGCCGGCCCGTTGTGGTGTCCGTCAGAAATAGTTTATAGCTTGAATTTTCGATGCTTTCATCCGTCGCCTTTTTCCTCAAACGGGCGGCAGTGAGTATCACCATGTCGCCGCCGTCCCGTGTCTGCCGGTTCCATTTCCGGAACTTGATAGAAAAGGTTCCCCCGGAAATGGTAATCCGCTTCATCTGTTCTACCGCTACATAAAGGTTTATTTTTTCCATAGCCGGCGGATAAAACTTTTAATCCTGCCCCAGTTATCATGGACCAGACAAAAGGATAGAAAGAGAAACATGAATTTTAGGAACGTCCATAAGCTACACCCGTTTGTAACCTTTTCTTTTTCCTGGCTTTGTTGCTTAACGTCGGATTTACGGGTAACGACTGTTTCCGCTTTACTGGTAGTTTCCTTATGATCCTGGAAGGAGCTGCTTTGATTCTTTCCAGTTCTTTTTTCAGTTTTTCGGTTGCTGAAATCAATTTCTTTAATTCTTCCGAGGCTGTCGTAGTTGATACGGATATGCGTACTATCTTCCCGGTAAACGTCAAGTACGTGCTCCTCATTGCTTGAATCTCTTCGCGCAAGTTCAATAGTTCCGTCAGTAGTTGTTTGTTTTTCTTCTCCAGTTGCTTCTGTAACCGTTTTTCGTGTAACAGAGTGAGGAGAACGACAACCGTAAAAACAAGCTGTAAAACAAATAAAAATAAGTAGGTGTACGATTCCATGTCTCATGTTTATTAAGTCGTTAATTATTATTAGTGTCAAAAGTGATAGATTTACGGTTCGGGCAATTCTTCACGCCGCAAAGAAACGGCTTCATAGTGTCCATTACACGGGCGTTCTGCTTGATAGCCTTTTCCATTTCGTTACATTTCTGCAGGACTTCCTTGTACTTGTTATCCACTTCGTCAAACCGTTTTTTCTGTTCTTGGTACGCGTTCTTTAGCTCCTTACGGTCATTCTTCATATCTTCTATTAGTTCCTGGTAAACCTCTTGTACTGACTTCATGGCATCAGCTTCCGCCTGTTTACGAGTATATCGGAGAGTAAATAACCAGGTCAGGCCACCCGTGCAAAGAGCCGTAATAATCGCTGTAATTATCGTTTCCGTCATATTAATAAAGTTGAAAATTCTACATTATGGTCCAAACTATACATACATGCGTCAAATAGCCCGCCACGATCCCGGCCAGGTCTGCCAGAATATCCTCCCAGTCCCATTTATTACCGGGTGACATTTTATCCCCGTATTCCTTACCCAATGAAGCACCCAGGGCAAAGGGAACACCATAATTACCCAACAGGGCACATATAGCGTAATTAATCCCGAAATGCTTCCATTTGTCCGTTCCTATTTTCATAATTTGAATGATTGGTTACTGCAAAGGTGGGAAGAACGGAGACGGACGAAAAGGACATAAAAAAAGTGCCGGGAACCACCCCGGCACAAACAAACCCTAACCTGGGACTTAAACCCAACGGCTGCCTTTTCAGCCGGTATGCTAAATTATTAATATTAAGGATTAGACAACTTTTCGATGTCTTTTTTCATCATACGTAAAGTTCTGATTCTTTCTACTATTTTTTCAGCTGAAAGAGGTTCGCCCCCTTCATCGGTCAAATCGTCGATAGTTTCCTCTATTACCCGTATGTAACAAGCGGAAACCGGTTCTGTCTTAATTTGCCACTGCTTCAATATTTCGGCACTTTCATCTGTGATATGTGCGCCGTTTACTTCTATGTCTTTCATAACAAATCTTTCTTTAAACGTTCTTAATCGGTGTAGTCTCTAAGGTAGTGAAATCAATTATTCCGGCCTGCCGGTATATCCCGAGGGCGACTTTTCTAAAGCGTTCATAATTACGTCTGTCAATGGGCGATAACTGCCACCTCTTCATGTCTTTCATCAAATCCGGTATATTATTAGCACTATTATACATACAGTTGTTTTTACCGTACTCGTGATGAAGTGATACAGACTGAAAATCACCGGAGAAAACAACCAACCGCAAACGTTCCAGTTCGAGGAAAGCAAACTCATTGTTAACCTTCTCCACCTTATAAGCCCTTAGTTCAATGGAAGGCGCACCGTATTCACGTCTAACGAAAAATAGGATATCAGGATTATTTGTATTCATTTGGCACCTCCTTTTAAGTCTTCTAATTTAATATGTGAAATACTTGTTATACTTTCCAGTACCCCGTCGCATATACTTTTAACCCTTAATCCGCGGGAACCGTCTTTCTTGGGTAAATTCAGGTGATAATAGGGGCGATTCCTCCAGAATGTAATCCGGAAAATCCAGCCACGAACTTTAAAAGTAGCATTACTTATTTTATAATCAACCTGTACCAGATCACCCGGTTTAAATTTACTTTCTTGTAGAAATATCCCCTGTATTTCTTCCTGTTCCTTCTTTATTTCCTCAATTCTTTTATCATTGTTTTGTAATTGGGTAAGTAACACTTGCTGATATTCAGTATATATCATTCGGCACCTCCTTTCTTTTCTATCTGGGGACGCTCTGAAAACCTATATATTCTTTTAACCCGGTAAATAAAAAAAAAGGCTACCGGCTTGTCACAGCCGTTATTATGTGTTTTAGTGTCCTGGTCTATATGAATAAACCCGCTACCGGAAGATATCTTCAGCGGCATTGTTTTAGGGTATTTCTCGTTCAGCTCCTTTACCTTTGCTTCCAGCTCAGTTTTAAAAGCATCGAAGGAAATTTTATCAGGGCAAAGCGTATTACCAAACTGGTTTGCAAACTCTGCCATTTCAGCACATTTTCGATTCTGTGGCTTATATTCGTTAAGCTCTATAAAATAAGATGTCATTTTCGACCTCCTTTCTGTACCTTCTTTGCCCGGTACACACAAACAACTGCACCGATAACAGCCGGCGGAAAGATAAAGGTTAGACAGAACCAGACAATAGCAGATAAGTAATAAGCATCAGAAACCGAGGTTACGGAACAATCTTTTTCCAGTTCCTGAAAATAACGATGTTGGATCGTGTTTACGTCCGTGCTACCAGTACGGAACGAAGGCACATAGCTTGTACCAGTTTGAAATTCTTTTTTCATAATAATGTGGTTTTGACTTAAAAAGAGAAAGGCGGTTACCGTTTCCCCAGTTCGTCAAAACCACATTGCTAACCGTCCGAAGAGCGGGTAATAATTAAAGGGAAAGGCAACCGCCTAATATTTTAAAGTAGACAATCGTCAGGCATTAAAAAAGCCCGTTTTTTATTCGAGCTAATAACCGAAGCTCTACGGGTTGCATTAGCAACATGATTTTGACAGGGGCAAATGTCGGTATTAAAATCTGAACAAAAAAAAAAAAACGTTAATAAAAGTTTATCGAAAAAGAAAATTTATCGACTCTACGATTCGTTACTTCGTAACAAAAAAACGCCCACCTGATTAAGGGTGAGCGTTACACACTATAATTAATATTCTATTTGTCTTTTAAATTAATTCCCTCTTTTATCTGTTCATCAGAAGTTACCTTCTTACAAAGAATATAATGATAAACAGGGTCTTTGCTCATTCCTTGTGTAGGTGTAATCGGATAAGCCAGTATTAGTTCCCAACCCAATTTAGCCAAATAGTTAACGGCGTCTATCATTGAATTAAAATTCATCTTTTCACCGTTTTCATCTACTAAAAAACGAGCATTTGGTGCTGCCCATTTTGCCTTTTGCCCGAAATCTACTTCTATTTTTACTTTTGTACCGGTTATATTTCCAGTACCTACGATTTCACAATAAGCCTTATACGGTTCTTGTGCAATGGCCGCCATTGTTAGTACAGCCAATACAATAACTAAAAAAAATCTTTTCATATCAGTAACTTAAAATTAGTGTGTACTTTAGTTTGTACCACCCGTAAGCCCTGACGGTATGTATGCAGTGTAATTTTGACGATTGCAAAAGTACTTAAATATATACATTTATAAAAAATATCACCCCAAAATCAATCAAAAATGGAAGGCAACCGCCCAAAAACACACGGTAATTCACCCAAAAACGGGCAAAAAAACGAGTAAAAACGCATAAAAAACACGCTTTTTCGCGTAAAATTTTGGTCTAAATGCAGATAAACGACTGAAAAACAATCAAAAACCGGAGAAAATTTCAAAAACTAAAAAAATGACACCTTCCGAAGACCGAGCCGCTCAGAAGTCGGAAAGCAGTTGCCCTCCCCCTAAAAGGTGAAATATGACCTCTGGGGAGGGGGTACCCGTAACCTGGTAACACAAAAAACGCCGGAAAACCGATTTTCCAGCGTTACAAGGCAATTACCTTTTATGCCTGTTCTCTATCCATTGATCCACAAACGAGTCGGCCTGCAGCGTCCGCTTGCCTCGTACTAAAGCTATCCAGCCGGGGCGCATCAGTAAGTATTTGAAAGCGTCGGAGAAATTGGTGGATAACATCGGTAGTTTTTTGGGTGCCAGCTTTTCGGACTTCTTCACTTTGAACACTACTTTAGAATTACCCCGGTATTTGATTTCAGCCTTTGCCTTTTCTACGGAACTAACCATTTCTTTACAGTTCACCGCATCAACCAAAAGGATAGGCAGATTCTTGTTGGTACCGCCCATAATCTCCTGCATAAAGTCGTATTCCGCATCCTGCCGGATAACTGCCTGTTTACGGCTCTTTAGGTTTACGATCCAGCCGGTACGATTCCCGCTGCCGTCTTTTTCTATGGCGTCTTTGATCTTACCCGCGTAATCCTCCTTCTGTTTCTCAAAGTTATTACCTGCACGGTCATAGTACAAATCCAGTTCTTTATATTCGTGGTTCTGAAAGAAGGTGAGGAACTGGTCGGCGATCTCCCGGAACCAGCCCGGCGGTATCTCAAAAAAGTTCTTATGTACCCGGTAATAAGCACCGTCCGCCTGACCGATCACCAAAGAAAGCATATTACCGAAGTCCATACCGCCTTCAATCGTTTTATCATGGTGCAGGTACCGGAGTTCCCGCGAGCTGTAAGCGGCTTCCCCAGACGCGGTACCGTTATAATACTTATGTCCTTCACCAAACAACACATAGAAACGTAAATCCCTGCGAAGACCGGGACGCATACCAATCACCGACTTTTTAAATTCGTGAAGCTCCATTGTTCCATTATACATACGCTTTAAATACTCTATCGTAAGTATCTCAACATTAGCGAATGAAGAAGCGTTAAGAAAGAACGTTTGTCCTTTTCTCAACTTCAACAAAGCCCGGTTATAATATTCAATATCCCGTTTCAAACGTTTCAGTTTCAAGGGGGAAGGCTTGTTCTTTCTTTGTTCCCGCAAAAAGGAAATTATCAAGTCATTACGTACGCTCGCCGCCTGTACTATTTTAATGATCCGTTCCGGGTCCATTTGCTTGACATACCGGAAAAACCAGTCGTACTCGTTTTCGTCGATATCCGGCATGTCGGTAGTAATGGTTATCCCCAGGAACAAATGGGAATGTCCATAAGTTATCGCATCACCGCGAAGAATAGGCATAGCGCGGTTTACTTTCATTTCCTTGTCGTACTTCGCTTCATCATAAAACAGATGTATTACAGACTTTCCGGCAAGCAGCGAAGGGTTATCCAGTGATCCCATGAAAATAACACATCCGTTCCAGAAGCTGTAAACATGCTTGTAATCATCCACGATAACCGAACATTTACGCCGCCAGGATTCAGGCGGGCGGGTATCTTTTACATAGTGTACCCCTTCGATCAGGCCCATAAGCTGCCAGCCCTTCTGAACGGCCGGCATTATATTATCTTCCAGGTTACTGTAGGTATTGGCAACAAAAGCGAACGCACCGCCGGGCATTTCTTCCACACAACGGGCGGAACGCCTGGCTTGTATAACGGTGGATTTGGCCATACCGCGCCCGTCAACAGATACAAGGATAGTAGTATCGATCCAGTCTGTCAGAACCTGGATTATATGGCCGTATTTTATCTCCACATCATCGGCGTTACTCACCTTCGTTGTCTTCCCCGAACTCTTTGATATCATACAACATACGTTTTTTCAGGTCAAAAGCTTTAATACGCGCATCCTCTTTTATATTATCACGTACAATAACAGGAATTTCCGGAATCGCATCGATAAACTCTTCCAGTTCCTTACGGTCAATTTCAGGAACACCCAAATCCTTACGGCTGGTAGTATAAATAACCGTGCTTTTCTGTGAAAGCAGTTCCTCCGGTATTTCGGCCTGTTGATCCTTATAACATCCGCGAAGTTCCGCCGCCAGTTTCAGCAGGTTCTTAGCCTCCTTCACATTTCCCATAAGAAAGACGGTATTCGCCCAGTTTTCGGCCTTTTCCGCATACAAGTTAGCGAAAGCCTGCGGGCGTACGTTATCCTGCGTATAAAAGAAATTGAGACTGTCGGCGTACACCTGGCGGGCCATCCAGTCCGAAAGGCCGTAAGGTTCCGACTTCAAAAGGCGGATGATGCCGGCCTTTGTCACCAGCTTACCATTTATACGCATACGGGCACGAAGGCCCCGTACCATTTCCATAAGGCTGTAATATTCCCTTTCATCGGGCGCGAGGGCTTCCAGCGTACCGGTAGAAAGAATCCTTTGAATCTGGTTGATATCTACCTTGTCAAAGTCTATTCGTGAGGGCTTAATTAAATTCGTCGTCATCCATTTGTTCGATTAAACGTTCAAAAGTATGTCTTTTCCGTACGGCCTCCAGCTGTTTTATAGCTTCCACGTTTCCGCCTTCCGCCGCTTCATGGAGTTTTATTTCAGGCGCGGCACGTGCTACCAGAATCCCTTCCCGGATCAGGAAGTTAACGGAAGTTCCTACCGTTTCCGCATCCCGGACAAAAAGCCCGGCATCCTCCAAAGAAAGCCCCAGGGAAACGGCTATGTCTTTCGGCGAATACCCTAAAGAAGACAAACGCCGTACATCCTCCTTTTGCTGCGCATCCAGGTAAATACTATCCACCACCGTTAAATCGTTCATACGCATCTTTTATTCGTTTCTGTGCCGTGAAATAATAAATTTCGTCCTGTTCCATTAATACAAAGTTCCGGCCGCTTTCAATGGCTGCCACGGCCGTAGTACCGGAACCGCCGAAAGTGTCCAGGATCAGATCGCCGGGCTTTGTACTGTCTTCAATCAGTTTACGGATCAACGCCACCGGTTTCTGTGTGGGATGAACCTTTTCACCTTCTACCAGTTTCGCACCGGACGCAAAAGACCGGATATTATCTATTATGTTTGTGGCACCGATAGAAACACCCTTTCCGCAATGAAACAAAATAAGCTCATGTATAAAGGCGTAATGATTACCCGGGCCCGACTGTTTGTTCCAGACGATCATGTTTGATGCGCCTAAATACAAGTCAAACAACGGATAATAAAAAGCATACCCGCGCCAGTCCGTAAAAAAATACACGCAAGCACCGGGTTTCTTCACCCGGTTAAATTCCAGGAACAAATCCCGGTAAAAGGGTTTACAGATAGACAAATCTTTAAAACTGCCTTTCTGCCCGTTATGTGTCATTCCCAGGAAATAAGGCGGATCGGTTATTATACAATCTACGGAATTGTCCGGAACACGTTTCAACGCCTCCAGGCAATCCTCGTTATATATTTGGTTTGTAATCATCGGAAAGTTGTTTAAGCCGGCTTTCTTCTCTTTCTATCCGGAGGGTTAATGTTTTGAGCTGGTGCCCCAGCTCCGAGCGGTCGCAAGGGTGAGAGAAACGGCCCAGGTTCTTTGTGATCCGTTGCCGTTTCCCTGTCAGACTGGCAATAAGTTCGACTACTTTTTTTTTCGCGCCTCGATTTCTTCCTCTATGGCCTTCTGTGTAGTTTCCCACTTTTGGATCAATGCAAGGGCACTCGCTTTTTTCTTCTCATCATCCCCGGCCTGTTCCAGTTTCGCCTTATTTTTTGAAAGGTTGGCGCGGGCGTTATTCAGTGCCTTTTGTATGTCGATATCCGAAAGGTTCTCGACACCCTTACGGACGGACAAACTTTTTACCTTCTCACATTTACCCAAAATCTTTCCGTTTTCCCGGTAATATTCCAGTTCGTCCCACATATCGCGGTTAGCGATGAAGTTTTCCACAACTGCCTGCGCTTCCTGTGCTGTAGAAAGTGAACTGACATCATCCGGCGTAGCTTCCAGGCGGGCGAAAGCTTCCTTATACTTCCCGTATGCGGTAAACATGTCGGAAACAAGTATTTTCAGAATGTCGGGACAGTCCGGAGAGTTCAGGAAGGTAAATTTCTCGCGGAAACGTATCATTTTGGTTACGGTTTCCGGAGCTGCCTTGTATCGTTTCTCTGCCTGATCCAGTTCCTCTTCCAGTTCTTCCACACGGTCGGCATTTTCATCCATGGAAAGAACCTTATCCCGGAAATCGGACGAAACGAGTTCTTCCACGCTGACGCCGAAAGATTCGGCAAGTTCCAGCAGCAAATCATCGCTGTATTTTACCGGCGTTTTGGTTGCTTCCTCCCGGGCGGGTTCCATTTTTACCGCGGTTGGCTGTTTGGAGTTGCGCCGGATCGTCTTAAACTCACGTTCGGAAAGTCCGGCCAACTTCCGTAGTTCCTCTAAAAGAATGGCCTTCATCGTTTCCGTTTCTCCCTGCCGGCGGAATGACTTCTTTAACATACGGTTGATACCGTATTTCTCGTATAGTTCCACGCCCTGAATAAAGTTACGCGGACCGGCCAGATAGGTAATAATTTCCTGTTTCATACTATATAAAATTTAATGATACAAAGAAAAAAAAGGTAATTACCCCCAAAAAGGACAAAGGGTGGCCGGGCATGTGCTGCCGGTCACCCTTTGAATGATATAAAAGCCGTTTAGTTACGCCTCATAACGACTTTGTTCAATCCATTTCATAGCCTCCGAACCGTCGTTAAACGCCCGCAATGTCAGTTGGGAACCTTCGGAAGCGGTAAACGTCTTACCACCTTTCAAAAGGAAATTACCGCCTTTTTCCACTGTTGGCGCAACGCCCGAACACCCCATAAGGGTAATTACCGATCCATGACTTCCACCGGTAACACCGGCTATTTTAGCCGCACCTGCGGAAAGCTGGTACTGCCCGTCTGTCTGGTAATCTATATCTGTAGCCCCGGCTTCCACTACGGCCACCGGTTCTTCCAGGGTATCGGTACCCCGGTAAATGGCGATATCATCCCCTTTGCTGATCTGGGTGAAAGTAAGCTCGTTCGTATTCGATTCATTGGAACCGGTATAAGAAACGGATAACTTACACGGGTTACAGGGCGTTCCGATCAGATCGGCAGGCTTTCCGCTACAATAACGGAGTACAACGATACATTTTTTGGAAAGCCAGTTTGTCTTAAACTCGCGGATTTCCTGTTCATTACCGGGATGATTGAACTTAACGGAAGGCGTATAACCTTCGGCGTCCGTTTCCCCGTCACTGTTGGAACTGATTTCAGCGGTACCGGGTGTCAGGTAAATACCGATCGCGTAACGTCCCGCCTTCATTACGATATCATCCTCGATAACCACGCCGGCATCGTTTCTCTGCGGAAAGGAAAGAATATCGTCAACGTCGTAAATTACGAGCTGATCCTTGGGCTGAATACCGTTACCGGGATTGCCGGACGGCCTTCTTACGCTTGCTTTTACGTATGTCATAACTTAATGATTTATAAGGTTATAAAATGGAAGGGATAAAGTACCCCTTCCGCTAAAAATTAGCCTCTTGCCACTTCGTAGAATTTACCGTCGGCGGCTTTTGCCAGCTTGATAAACTTACCTTCGGAAAGCGTCATAGCTTTGGTTAAGACAAAGTTTCCATCGGTCGCAATGGTGGAAGCATATTTAGAACCGCTTCCGTAGATCGTGTAAACGACACCGGCTTCCGCATCGGTAAAGCTGGTGATTGCCGTCGCCTTTGTATTCTCGCCGGTAACGAATACTTCACCGTCAAGCAAGGAAGGATCCGTTTCATCCGGCGCAAACTGCAACGCATCGGAAGAAGCGTTTTCGCGGCCGATCTCGATAAATTTACCGTCGGCACGTTTCATCAGTTTGATAACATCCCCCTTACCCGGCTGCCAGGTAGCGGAAATAAGGTCAAATTTTCCGCTTTTCTCAATCTTAACGCCTTTATCCACGCTTCCGCATTTCAGAGAAATAACCGTACCTACCGGTGCATCTTCAATATCGGTAATAGCAAATTCGGCTGTATTGGCTACGGTAACAATGGAGGTATGAAGCTTGGCCGACGGGTTCTTATCCTTGTCAGCATCCACAAAGTAAGACGCCGGGCGGTCATACTCATTACAGAAGATCATCTGGCGCGTATAGTCCATATCTTCTTTCTTGGTGTACTTGAAGCCCACGGCAATAGCCCAGATACTTTCACGCCAGTTACTCCATACTTTCAGGCTCCAGTCTTCCTGTTCCAGGTTGAAAGCCGTCATTTCGCCTGGTTTGTCCTCGTAGGTTTTAATGTTGCCTTCAAATGTCCAGAAGATACGGTGGTGGTTGTCAGCATTGGGAACCGGGATAATCTTCACCGCCGGATATTCCTTTACATACATGATATTAGCCTTGTAATCCTGGTTCTGTCCGTAATGCAGTTCATTGTATTTATGATACAATACAATAAAGTGCGAAGGCATATAAAGTGCCAGGTTACCGCTGTCACGAAGAACCGCCGGGATCATGGAAGTACCCTTGTACACCTT